ACCCGTGCCGGTAATCGTTGTCCATGTCGGCGAAGAGGCAAAAGGATCGGTGGAATACTTGATGTTTGAGCCGTCACTGCAAAACAGCTCGTCACCGACTACAGCCAAATACAGGTTTGTGCCAGTCGTAGACAACGACACCTTCGTATCGTCAAGCAACGTCAGCTCGCCCTCAGTCCACACATCGACACCCAACGAATCGTTGAAACGTTGCACGTTGCTGTCGGGCAGGTCACCGTACTTCTGGTTGAAACCGAAATGCCAAGATGTCTGACCACGCCTCCACAAACCCTGCGGGTTAATCGAGGTTTCGCCAGGTATCTCCGCTTGGTCAACCGAATCACGCAACCGTGCCTCAAACGTGCGGGCATACCGGCCAGAAGCAGTGTCAAGCATGTACGCACGGCCATCAATCGACACCGGAAAAATGTGGGGCACCAACTCTGATGCGCCAGAAATACCAGTAAAGAACGACGGTCCACCCGTGAACGCTGTGGTGTAGGTAATCAGCGACATCGCTGCCTACTTTCGGATACGCAGCGGATACTGGCGGTTCAAACGTGCGGCTTCAGCGATTACTCGGTCACGACGCAAACGCTGTAACTGCAACATGGAGTTGGCTACTGCACCTGACGGCACTTCGTCAGCTCGACGGGTGTCGCCCTGCGACTCAGTAAAGTTTCGTTTGATTTCACGACCAGCCATCAACCGTATTTGTGCGCCCAACGCAAGGACATCGTCAAGGAAGTCGGAGCCACCGACACTGTTGATAGTGTCTGATTCGCTCGTGAATTGCCCGTACGGTGCCCGATACAGCACACGGACTGTGCCTGCACGAACAAGGGTGTCAAACGCAAGCACATAACCGGACGCAAAGTCTGAGGTAGGCATGTCTGATAGCAGGCGGGTGTCACGGATGATTGGGTAGTCGTCTGACAGATAGCGGTAGCGCACATCGATCAGGTTTAGGATGTCGGTTGCGCCTGTGATGTTGACCATACGGTCACTGCCGTTGTACGCAATATCGACAGTTTTGACTTGGAACAAACCGTTGAGAGGGGAGGACAAGTCGGAAAGATCGGCGTTTAACTGTTGTAACACTCGAGCTCGTGGGAATCGAGGGTTGACAGTCACGATGTCAGCAGCAGAGTGCGAAGCGGCGGTAGTCCCGTTAAAACCACGCTGGACAACAGCGGATTTAGCGGACGAATTCACTGTCCACACATAGAACTGTTCCGAACCAATCTCGAACACTGTGCCTTCACGCAGGCCGGACAAGGCAAATTCAAACGTAACTGTGGTTGTGGACGCGTCGATACCCGTCGCAACCCTGTTACGTTCTTCTACCGTTCCTGCCAAAAGATCATTAGCAACACGGTCAATAAGTTGACCTGCTGTAGTCACTTCTTCTTCTTATCCGTCCGCTTCCTCTTCTTTTTGGGCTGCATACCGTATGACCCAGCGGGCTTCTTTTTTCCGTATGCCATCATCGCTTCTTTCCCATTTTCATTTTTGATTCGGCTGTTGACAGCGCAGGACCAAAGGACCTGTCGCCCGGACCATTTGACTGAGCGGACTTGCCGCCCTTTTTCTTCATGTAAACGCCACCGTAATGTGCCATGTCATTTCCTTTTCTTGTGTAGGCCGTGCGAAGCGTATTGCTTGCCGGACTTTGTTGCCTTGCGTTTCTTAGCTGTAGCCGCCGCCAACTTGCGACGACCTGCTGCTGTTTTCTTCAGCTCGTCAATCTTTTTCTTTGGTGCATACACCTCACCTGAGGCTTTCGGACCTTGCGTTGATGGACGACCAGACGGTGTAGTCCAATCTTGTTTCGTCCACTTGTCCAAAGACTTTTGTGACTTGGATTTAGCCATTACTTGCCTCTGCTCTTGCGAGCCTTTGCTTGTGCTGTTTTGCTTAGGCCACCGTAATGGTAAACACGTTTGCTTGATGCTGTATGAGAAGCTCCAGTATGGATCTCCCCATTTGGCATTTTGTGGAACTTGCCGGTATACGGTTTGCCGTCTCGAAAATACTTTTTAGCCATTAGTTTTTGTATCCTCCACCAGCGGCCTTGTACCGCTTCGCTAACATCTGAGCTTTACGAGCAGACCACTGACCAGGCTTACCGCCCTTACCACCAGCCTTAATCTCGTTGAACATACGTTTCCGCATCGCAGGCTTCGTGTAGTTCCCGGCCTCATTAACACGGGATTTTGACTTCTTCGCTACCATGCCTTGCAACTCCAGTAACGTGCCTGAGTTTTTGGACCGGGATTGTCACAGTTGTGGCGAGCACGGAACGATGCACGGCGAGCAGGATCTTGCTTCTTGATCTTCATGTTTGGATCACCAAACATCACTCGCTTTACCCTGTCGCCGTCCTTTACGAACACGACAGACTTTTTGCGACCGTACCCTGGTTCACCTTTGCGGATACGGCGTGGCGAGTTCAGCTCGACATTTTTGCCTTGATACACAGCCATGCCAAGATTGTACTACAGAATTCCGGTCACAACCTGTGAAGAATGATCTGCTTTTTTCTCGATGTTCGCTGCGCCGTCGATTTGTGATGGCTGCAAACCGTCCTGTTTTAGACGTTTGTAGGCATCCATGTCCTTTGACCACTGTCGTTCTGTGGCCTCGATCCGGTTGTTGTCCTGTTTCCTGGACGGCATAGAAGATGCAGCGAATGATACGCCTGCGATCCTGCAACCAAAACAGCCTTCGACATCAAGCGTTGGATGTACTTCACGATGCTTCATAACTATGAAATATAACTCCCGTAACCTGCCGCAGTGAGACTTGATGCTTCGTCGGCAGATATTTCGTGTTCGTGACCACCGTGGTAGGTGATAACGATTGTTGACATATCTGCGGGTTCATTGTCAACGTAAGTGCCGTCGTTCAGTTTGTATATGTTGCGTCCACGGGGGTTTGCCCGGTAGTGGCGCAGAAGGTTGTACGCCAAACGTTGCTCTTCTGTAAACGGGATCTCTATGTCGAAATCTGAAAAGTTATGCAGTAAATCTGTTGGTGGTATGAATGTTGCCATTAGGTCACCTCGTATCCTGCGGCTACTAGATCAGTTTTTTCTTCTGCGGTCACAAAGTTGTTGTGGCCTCCAAAATAGATTTTGGACACACGGCTGTCGTCGCGTGGGTCTACTGAGGTAAATGTGCCGTCGGTAAGTTTGTACACGTTTAGTCGGCGTTTGCCGGGTTCCATGAAGGAAAACAGTCGTCCTGCTGCTGTTTGATCGTAGTAGCTTGACATCGGGTAATCGGCTTCTGCGGGTGGCCGGAAAATAAAACTTTTCGTGAAGGTGGCTGCGATGTCTGCCCCTGTGCCTGAGCCGGTGGCTGCCCGCCGGGACACTTTGGCTCCGACCGCACTCTGCGTGCCTGCGCCTGATCCGGTGGCGGTGCGTAAATGTTTGTGCAGGCCGGTTGCTGTCTGTGTTCCTGCGCCAGAGCCGGTGGCAGCGCGTAGAACTTTTCGTAAGCCAGTTGCGCTCGATGCCCCAGTGCCTGAACCTGTCGCTGCCCGCAGATGTTTGTGGAGGCCGGTGGCTGATGACCCGCCAGCTCCTGATCCTGTTGCTGTACGGATTTGGGTGTGGAGTCCTGTGGCGGTGTCGCCTGTGGTTGCCCCGCCCGATCCGGTGGCTGTCCGTAGTTGTTTGTGGACGATTGCGTTGAGCGAGCCGCCCGTGCCGGACCCTGTAGCGGTCCGAAGTTGTTTATGTAGCCCGGTAGCCGTTTGTGTTCCTGCACCGGAACCTGTTGCGGTACGGCTGACGACAGTGAAACCGTTGCCGGTTGCTGATGAGCCACCTGTGCCTGACCCCGTGGCTGTTCTCGAATGAACAGTAAAAGCGACTGTGCCGTCATACTGTACGTCTGACGCATTGTAAGAAACGCTACTGGAGTTGTAAGTAGTCATTATCTTTTATGAGGGTTGGCTGGGGAATGTCACCACCGAAGGAACAGGGGTGCCAACTACCGCTGGCAAGTCACGCAACTGCTGACGATATGTTGCCCACTGAGCACGAACATCATCCGACATAACCACATCGGGCTGTTGCGTCCAGTCGCACTCTTGCAGGAACTCATTTCTCCAGAAACGCAATTTGTTCAGGCGGTACTCATCCATGTCGTTAGGCACGACCGCTGGGTGTGGGTCAAGGTTCATGTCCATTACGAGAAGAATCCTGCCATCCAAAAAACATACACAGAAGCGTTATAGATCGTTGACGAACTGTAGTTAGAGTTCCCGTTACCATTGATCTCATAGGCACGAAACGTGATAGTTGACGAACTGTAACTGGTAATCGGAAACGCCAACTGGTTATCGCCATCGCTAGACAACGTGGCTCTTGCACCCACAAACGCAAAGTCGGGTGTTTGACCTAGACCGTGAGAGATAGAACCGTAGCCTGTGCTGTTCACAGATATCGTAGTTGCGGAACCACGCAGATCGCCACGATCCCAAACCTCGTTGCTACCGATCTTGACAGTTCCATTGGCCTCAATAGTCATCCGTGTCGTGTTATTCGTCCGAAACAGAATCTTTCCAGAAGCGGCCTGATTATTCAGATAGATGTCGTCATTACCCGGATAGCCTATGTAGCCGACACGTTCCGTTGCATCCCAAAACGAAATGTAGGAACTGGTGCCCGTAGCGTCACTGTCCTGAATACGGATCTTCTCCGACCCAGTATTGGAAACATGCAACAATGTCGCAGGGCTATTCGTCCCAATCCCCACACGCTCATTCGTGTCATCAATGTGCAGAGGGGCACCATCCAACAACGCCAACTCAATAGCCTCGACAGCATCATTTACATTCGCATGTTGAGCAGCATGATCCGGCGAATCCAGATTGTCACTGGACGTAGGATTAGTAAAACTATCCTGAGAACCCGGAAAGTTCGTAGCCATCAGTCAAGCGTGATCGTCAAGCTCGTGATCTGAAAAGTGTCACCAGCCGTCAACGCAGCAGACGAAGCCAACGCCCCAGACCACAAATTGTTGCCACCAGTCGAAGCATCCCACAACGACCAATGCGTCACGGTTTCAGTAGTAGACACATTGGTCCACTCCACCGTGCCAGACGAAGCCAACGAACCAGACGAAGCCGCAGAAAACGACACAGCCTTACGAGTCGTTTCCGTAGCCGCATTAGCAGTCGCATCCTCACCAGGATCACCAGTGTGCAGCTTCAAGTAGGCGTTCGAAACGGAGAACGCTGTACCACGGAGCGTGTCCAGCAACTTGTTTTCAGCGTAATTAGAAATGCTCATTATCTACTCCCAGTAGTTGTCACTAAATAATAGCACCCCAGAAACAGCGAAGCCCCCCGCCGAAGCAGGGGGCAACGCTTTAGGGGGAGTCAAATCAGCTGTTTGCGCCGATGCTTGACGATGACTCGATGCGGCGAAGCGAAGCCTCACGGAATCGGCCATAGCCACCGAGCCAGTACCAACCGATTGGCCGGAAACGCTCGAGGGTGTCTGTGATTGGACCACGAACGATCTTCGGGAGAGGACCGTTGCCGTCTGTGATTGAGTGCGCCTTTGCAAGAGCCTGACGGCCCATGACCAGCGTTCCGTACACATCGATGGTTCCGGCTGAACCTGAACCGTTTGATGCGTTAGCGAACAATGGTGCGCGTGCTGTTTCAATGAAACGGATGCCTTCGAAAGCACCGATTTCACCGTTGTAGATGAATTCGGTGTCAACGTAAACGTGCGGGTCGCGCCATGCGGCAGCTCCGGTTTCGGAACGGAGGTCATAGGAAACATCGGGGTGGATGTAACCCATGTACATTCCGTTGAAGGTCGGAACGTTTGCGCCACGAAGTTGGGCGGTCACCTTACGGAGGTCGTCGGCAGCGATTTCGTCTTCAACTGCAACAGTGGTGCGTGAAGTTGGGTCGCTGGAACCGCCGGTTCCGTAGTTAACGTTTGAGCCTGCTTCGAGAACAGCCTTGACAACGCTGTCAACCGACGCACCGGCGTTGTAGCCGATGACGTTCGCTGCGACCGTGTCAACGTCGAGGAACGAGGTTCCACGCAGTTTTGCGGTCGTCGAGACGGCGTTACCGTATTCAGCGAGAGTCACCGACACTTGGCTGTCGCCCATAGCAACAGCGGTAACGTCGGAGGTTTCGGTCAGGGTTGAGGTTGCTTCATCGAGGTCGTTGAAGATGGTGAACGTCACTGAGGTACCAGGCATCGCCTGTTGTACCGGCTGAACGTCTGCTACTGCGTCAAACAGGAGCTCTGAACGGAGTGCGAAGTACGCAAGCCGATCAAATGCCGCCTGATCGACGGATACTGATGACTGTTGGGTAAATGCCATGAGGGATCAATTCCTTCCGGGAAAAGAAGCCCCCTATTGTTAGAGGACTTCGGATTGTGCTTGGGCTTCGGCCAGCAACTTTTCGACTTCCGCTTGTGACCTTGCTTGCGAAATGCGTGTAACGAAATCGACCTGTGGTTCTGTTTCTGAACCAGCGGCAATATCGTTAGTGCGGTTCCACGTTCCGGCTTCTTGCTGGATGCTTTCGGCCTGCGTGTCTTTCAGAAGTCCTGCCTCGATACCTGCTTCACGGATCGCTTCAGCGGTCAGCTCGCCATCGTATGCTTTCAGGAAGTATTTGGAGATCGGCAAGTCAGGGTCAATACCTGCTTTGACGAACGCCAGCTCCCGTGCGGCACTAGAGGCTGCTTCGGCTTGCGCTCTCAGTTCAGCGTTTTCAGCTTCCAGCAGTTTGTTCCGGTCGCGTAACGGGTTTCTGCCTTCTTGCTCTTCAGAATCGAAGTCGCTGTCCATATGTACACTCCTTTGCCCAATCACCACCCGGAGGCAGATGGCGACGCTGCTATGTCTCCCTTATCGGGGTTCCTGCCCACCGTGGGCATCGGAACAACTATAGCACGTTATTGGAGTCCTGTGAGTTCTGCGCCTTGACCGGCAAAACGACCGCCACCTTCAAACTGTGCCTGACGACGGCGAGCACGCTGACGTAAGCGTTGTTGCGCGGCAGCTGATGTGCCGAAGACTGCACTGATCTGTTCTTCTTGGCCGAATGCTTCTTCGCCTGCTTGGGCCTCTTGCGCCGTCACACCAAAGATTTCTTGACCTGTTTCGATTGCTTGGAAACCTGCCTGTGCTTGTTGTTGGCTGACACCACGGCGGGCAAGTTCTTCTGCGGTGCCGACACCGATGCCCATACCGGACTGTGTTGCTGCGCCTGCGATCTGTGCAGCTCGAGCTTGTGTCTCTAGCACGGGGCGTGAGCGTTCGGGGTCGAGGAAGTATGCGGCGAGGCCGCCGTCGTCAATGTTGTAGAGGCGACGCATTTCGTCGAGCACGACAGGGTCTGCGTTGGCGACTGCTTCGTATGCGTTTTGTACTCGGCCTGCGACTTCTTCTGGTGATACGTCGTTGCTGATGAGCTGATCGGTGATGTCTTTGTCGGTAAACATTTGTGCTGGTAGTCCGCTGTTGCGGAACAATGCCCTGTAACGGTTTTCTTGTGACAGGTATTCTGCTTCTGACAGCGTGTTTAGTCCTGCTCGTCGGCGGGCTTCGTTACCTGAGAATCGGTCTTTGTATTCTTGGGTTTCACGGATGCGGCCAACGAGGATGTTTTGGTCGATGATGTCTTCGTCGAACACCATGTTGTTGACGAACGTGGTTAACGATTCGAGCCCGTAAAGACGGAGTGTGTCTTCGATGATTTGGTTTGCGGACCGGCGATCTTCGTCTGCGATCAGGTCGGCCATGCCACCGACGCTTTCTGTCATGCTCATTAGACTCTCCCGAACATATTGGCAATTTTGTTACTGACTTCGTATGCCCTGGAGCGGGCTTCGGTGGTGTTTTGGTAACCCAACGATTCTGTTTTACGCAGGTAGTCGGTCCATTCGCCCATGTTCATTAGGCGTTGCTCACCTGTCTTGGTGTCTGGGACGTAGGTGAGTGCTTGCACAAATTCTGGGCTGGACATATCAATTGAGTTCGAGTCACGTTCCAAAATGTTTGCTGCAATGTTTTTGTAGCTGGACGTTATGTCTTCGAACGTACGGCCCGAATCAAATTGTTCTGACAGTGACGGGTAAAGCGATTTGCCGATTGTCATTGCGTAATCTTGGAACGAACCGAGGGTTTCTTCACCTACAGCAATTTTGTTGACAAACGAGTTAAACGTGGTTCCTGCAAGGCTTACGCCGTACTGGTTGGCGAGGTTTCGTATTTGTTGGCCGTAGTAGCCTTCTCGTAGCTGTGTGGTGCCTTCCATGCCGCCCTCGACAGCGGTCATGCCAATAGCGTTAGTCACGCGTTGCGCTCCCCAACCTAGCCGTTGGGATTTCAAAGCGAGCTCTTGCAGTTTTTCGCTTGACAAACGAATACCGAGGTTAAGGGCTTCCTGCTGGATACTTGCGGCTGCTTCGTCAACTCGACGCTGGTAGCTAGCTGGGTCAAGTCCTGAAGCGAGATCCCATTCACGGGCTGTAGCTGTGGTGGTTTTCCACCAACTTGTGCCCCGGAGCTCTGCCGCAAACCTTCTTTCGTCGTAGCCTTCTTCAATTGCTTTTTCTAGCAACAAACCGATTTCTGGGTTGTCTTCAACGATTGCAAGGTACTCCGGGTACATTTCCTGTGCGGCTGTTCTCCAGTCGACAGGTACTGGTGCTGGTTCCCGGTCATATACAAACGTTGTTGCTGGTGTTGTCGGCACGCCGAATTCTGCGCTGGCGAGAGCTGCTTGTACGTCAGCTCCTGTTTCAAACTGCCTGACTGGTCGTGGCACAGGATTTCTACCTGTAACCCCCGTAGGTGTCGAAGCAGTAGGCCGAGTATCCCTCGCCGATGTTGTGCTTGCTGGTGTTGTGCGGCCAGACGCTTCACCTCCAACACCAAACTCTAACCTGGCTAAAGCCGCCTCATCGATACCTTGATCTTGCCCTAACAAACGAGGCGACCGACCCGGACGAGTTGTATCTGCTTCAGGGGTAGTTGTTTCAGGCGTAGTTGTGCGACCAGCGGCAGGGCCACCTACACCGAACTCTCTACCGGCCAACGCTTGCTCGTCTACCCCAGCGATAGGGTTACCGTTGGCATCAATTGTTCTACCAGCCTGATCTACATAACGCACAAACCGATCTTTTGGATCTGTTGTAGCCCGCAAGTCTAAAACTTTCCAAAACTTTGTGGCTCGGTCAAAAACTAAACGGAAGCTGGGAGGAAGGTTGACATCTGGCGGGTTATCAGGATCGCCAACCCCTGCTGATTGGGAAGCAACACGATCTCTCGCTTCATCCCTTATGCGGTCATTTTGAATGTCTCTAAGAGCAGAAGTAACATCCCGAACTCGCATACCTGGCATGCCAAGTTTTGCAATTTCATTTCGTGCAGAATTGGAAAGAGGATCGGCACGAAACGCATCCAGAGCTTTGCGTTGGTTGACGTTTAAGAACTTCGCTCCAAGCGTGGCTACTTTACGATAATTGCCAGTTGTTAGGTATTCAAACGCTTCCGGCAGCAAAACCTTTTCAAGTTGCGCTAATTCAGCGTTGCTGAAAGAAGCTGTCCTGGCAGCAGGAAAACCTGATTCAGTGTTTGGGTATTGCGACTGAAGGTCTTGCGCCCGCTCCATAGCGGCAATTTGCGGGTTCCGATCACGAAAGGTTTCGTCCGCAGCACCACCAGCATCAGCGCGACCATACACGCCACGAAGGTCAGTGAGCTCGTTCCAACTATTTGCTACCCGATTAAAATTTTCGTTTGACGAACCGTCAGAAATTAGATTGTCTCCAACGGTTTTAAGAGCGTTAACGTTTTGAAAATCAAATGGATCAGCTAAAAAATTGTCAAGCAAAACACGATTTTCTTTTGGAAGAACGTCGTTTGTAGGGTTGCCGCCTCGCAGATAATTGCTTGCAACGTTGCCAACTAAATTGTTGACTTCTGACATCAAGTCATCGCCAATAAGTTCTGCTCTAGCAAAAGCAGCAATGTCTTGTCGGCGCAGACTTTCAAGTTCCCGAACAGTGTTGGCAAAATTCATTCCTGGCGCAGGTGCAATCACACGCCGCAACAATCCTGTTTCGGAAAGATCGCTACGCAAAATGTCTTCACGCAACTTGCGTACAAACGCAGCGTCTTGCCTGTTGAGCCCAGAGACAGAACCAGGGGAATCAAACTCCAGCAACATTGGCGGGCGAAGAACTGAACGCAAAAAGTTATAAAAAGCTGGGTGTTCCTCAGCTCGCCACTCGCCCCAAATATCTACGTCGTAATTTGCCATCAGATTTCTCCTACGTTACGCATGAGCATGTCTACCGCATTCAAATATTCGTAAGCTTTAGCTTCGGTGGGTGCAGCTTGTGTAGCGAACTGTTGAGCGGCAACGTCAGCGGAAGGTGGCGCAGTGACGACACCAGACCCTGCACGCTGATAACCGAGCTCCGCTTGCTGATAGGAAGCAACGAACCGTTGTCCTTCTTCTTCGCTGAACTCGCGTCCCAACGTTTTTCTCGCAACTTGGTTGCCGATTGAAAGAATGTCGCCAGGAGCTGACACCCGGTACCGTGGTGCGGACCGAGCCATCCCTGGAGCTTTCATGCCGAGCTCTCGCAAAGTAACGTCGTAAGTGCGTCCGATGACGTTTGACGCTTCCATAAGTTCTTCGATTGCTGACAGCTGCTGGCTACGAGTGTTGACTCGGTAACCTACGTTTTCCATAAGGCCGAGCAACCCATCGAGTTGTTCTTGTGGCAGCGACATATATAGCTGTAGCGGATCGTTGCGAAGGTTGTAGTTTCCTGGTGCTCCGGATTCGTCGTAAAACTCGAACTCATTGTTTGAGTTGACAAGACCTATGCCTGTGTATTCGTTGTTGACTTGCCCGTCGACAATGACTTTGCGGGCCGGTGGCTGATACGGCGAAGACGAACTACTCATAGGCGCATACAATTGCGGCAAACCAATACCTAACGGGTCTTGTGGCGTGCCAGTATTGGTAGGGACTGCGCCGCCCATTGCTGAACCTATTCCGGTGTCACTCATTTGTCGTTCTTTCTTGCTCAGTCAAATAGTCGACCTCGTCAAAAAACACTCGAGTCCAAACTCGTTCGAACTCTGGTGTCCGTGAAGTCAAGGTGTTGCCTACTTTGCGTAACCATTGTCGCAGATCAGCGTTATCTTTGCGGGATAACAATTTGCCAGTGTCGACACCTTCGTTTCTTTGTATTGCAACTGCGAGAGCTTGGTCCCGGTAAACAGAGTAAGTCCTGAGAGCGGTCGCAATAGCGTTGTCTGCTAAACCTGGGTAGTTGACAGCTGCATCTAGGAGCTCGCCACGAATCTGTTCACGTTCGTTGATGTTCAGGGGCTGATATTTGAAACCTGGAAGAGCGTTTTCAAGTTCGGTGCGGTACTGACGCAATTCTGCTTCCGTGCGTTCTGACAAGTCGTCACCAAGTCTACGAACCTGATGAATGTACAGAGCTTTACCGACGACGGCTTCTGCGTCACGTTGCAGCAATGCAGGGTCAGTAATACGTTCACGGTCGCCTGAACGGATCTGGCGCAAGTAAGTGGACAGCTCAAACTCGCCACCGACAGGAGCGAAATACCCAAATACGTTCGGGTACGCCTCGGTGATGTCTTTGTTGCGCCGTTCCCAGTCGCCAAACACATCGGTTGCCTGTAAACCTTGCACGTTGCTGTTTGACAAACCTGGCAGGTACATCATTGCTTCTGAGCCGAATGCATCTAAGAAATTGACTACAGCGTTCTCGTAGTCTTCTTCCTGCATGGTGCGGAATACCGACGCAAGAATCGATGCAGGAATATTGTTCTCGACAAGCAGCTCCACATCTTTAACAGTGACCTGACCTTCGTATTTTGTTGGCACAATAAACTCTGGTTCTGGTCGTGCAGGACCAACAAACTGTCCAAGTGAGCGCAACACCAGCAACGTTCGCGCAGTCAAAGCTGCTTGCTTACGCAGGTTTTGCATGTCAACAGTGTTGGTGTTGTCGTAGTCACCAGTGGCATACATGGCACGGAACGCCTCGATGTACAGGTCTGCATAAAAGCGATCATTCTCTGGATCGGCAGTAATTGCTTGTGTCAGCTTTTGTGCCCATGACGGCACAAGAGTTGCAAGCGGATCTTCGTAGGTTCCGAACGGAGAGATAACTGACATGACATCGTCAAACTCTGGTCTTTCGCCCAAAATTTTTGCAGCAGACATCTGCATAACAGGACCGAATCCAGGCAATACCTGGAACGATTGTGAAAGTGACTGTGCTGGTGCCTGTAGTCGGAATGTTGCGTCCCCCAATGCTTCGTCGACTGCTTGCCGACCGAAGAATCCTGCACCGAGTCCTGCAAGAGCTCCACCGGCTGCGACCACTCCTGCTCTGCGCCCTCGTCCAAAAAACGTTTCGAACGCAATTGCACCTGCTCCTGCGCCGATAAATGGGAGTAGGTCTGGTGAGAACGGGTAGTTAAAAAGCATTTCCCCGGTAACTGGGTCTTTGTAAAAGAACCCTCTGCCGTCGCCGTCTGGGTCTGCGTCACGGATGCCTTGTACCGATACTGCAAGGTTTTTGGCTCGGTTTGGTTTTGTGATTACATCTCTCATGTAGAAACGCATTGCTTCGCCCCATGCTGGGCCGAATGGCACTGCGATTCGCATGATGTCTGTGAAGTTGTTGACTTCTGCTGCGTTGTAGAACACTCGTTTGGTTTCTTCCATTGCGAATGCTTTTGCAGCGAATGAGGCTTCTTCGAGTGAGAGCCCTCGTGATGCGATAAGTAGTTGGTCGTATTGACGTTGTGATACGAGTTTGCCGTCGACGAGGTAGCGGCCTTTTGCATCTGGTTTAAGTGCTTCTAGTTGGCGGGTGCGTGCTTTTGGTGTCGGCGTGAATTTGCCTGAGCGTGCGTCTTTGATTTTTTGCCAGAGCTCTTTGGAGCCGACGTAGCGTGCAGCCCATGCGTCGTCAAGAATTTCGTATCGTTCCCCCGCAGTGACACGGACGTTCTTCCTAGCTTTGGCTAGATCCTCTTTGGCTTCAGCGACAAGTTTGTTGTAAGCACGTTGGCTTATTTCTCTGCCGTCCCAAGTGTATTTGCCGTTGGCATTGGGCTTAAGGCGAGCGAGGTCTTCTACTTTGTCGTTGAAATAGCGGTAACCGCCTTCTGCTATGCCTTCGTATGCTCGAGCAAGTCCTTCTGGTGAGAGCTCTCCAGCGTCAACAAGGTCACGCATTTTTTTGTAGTAATACTGTCTAAAGACTGGTGAGCGGTTGAGGAATGCTTCTTTTTTGCCGAACACACTGCTAAAGAAGTGGTTAGTTGTCAGGTCAAACCAGTTGGCTTTTGATTTGCCTGAAATCATCTGTTCTTCAAGCCGTGGTGCGATTTTGACGTATTGGGGTAGGCGGGTATCTGCATCGGCAGCAATCTTGCGAATTTCTTCGATGAATTCGTCTGTGTATTCGAATGGTTCGTAGCCGTCTTCTAATTTTGCGCCGACGTTAATTTTGCGAAATGCGTTGGCTTCTGCGCCTCCTCGAGTGACGAAACGTCCTAGTTCGGCTCCTGTTGAGTTAGCGATTGCTTGACGCAAGCTTTCGTATCCTGTGTTGGCAATGTATTGCTCTTTTCCGTCGACGATTTCTTTGCGTGCGCCTGTTTTCATGTTTAAGCGGTCGTCGACTGATTTGACGTACGCTTTGAGGTTGTCGATGTCGAGAGCGTCGTCTGGGTGGAT